GATTACAGCATGGAGGTCAAGACGAACTGACTCAACAAACACTTTCCGCTGCGAAACTGCCCTATGGGGATGGGTCATGGATCATCGGAAGGCGTGCAAGTCGAGTGGCAGTTTGTGCAGCTGTCGCTTCGGCTTTAGCAACATATTTTGCGACACAACAAGAAACGGAAATTGATATTCAAGTCGGATAAATTGCATTTATGGTATATTATGTGCTAATGGGATTATTCGATCGTTTTTTGACAAATACCGCAATTACACCAACAGTCGATGTGGCTGCCGCTAATACGCCTTACAATTTGCAGTCAGCTGTTGGCGGATTATTTTATGGCGCACAAACAGCAACTAGAGAACAAGCAATGTCTGTGCCATCTGTTGCAAGAGCACGAAATATAATTTGCTCAACAATTGGATCGCTACCTTTAGAAACTTATAATCATTTTACAAAAGAACATATTGACCCACCAAGAGTTATTATGCAACCAGATCCAAGAATTGCAGGATCTGCAATTTACGCATGGTTGTGCGAGGATTTACTTTTCCACGGAATCGGCTACGGAATTGTATTGGACAGTTATGCTGCATCAGATAACAGTCGAGTTCGTGCATGGACAAGAGTTGCACCGGATCGAGTGACTTATAACTTAAATGCAAATCAAACCGAAATTACTTCATACATGGTTGATGGAATGCATGTTCCAGCAACAGGCATCGGATCTTTAATTGTGTTTAGTGGATTAGATGAAGGTGTATTAAATCGAGCCGGTCGCACAATAAGAGCTGCACAAGAATTGGAAAAGGCTGCGGAATTATACGCTAAAGAGCCAGTTCCTACAATGGTGTTAAAATCAAATGGCACAAACCTTACTCCAGAGCGAATTACAAAACTTTTGGAATCATGGAAGGTTGCTAGAAACACAAGAGCAACTGCATTCTTAAATGCTGATGTTGAATTGAACGCTCTTGGCTTTGATCCACAAAAATTGCAATTAAACGAAGCACGCCAATATCTAGCAACTGAAATTGCAAGAGCAGTTGGCATTCCGGCATCATTCTTGTCTGCTGAAACTACTAGCATGACATACAGCACGACAGTCATGGAAAGAAAAGCCCTTATTGACTTCAGTTTAAGAAATATCATAACCCCAATTGAGCAAAGATTATCTGCTGCTGATTTTGTTCCAAATGGTGTTGAGGTTCGATTTGACATTGATGATTTCTTGAGAGGTTCGGCATTAGAGCGTGCTCAAGTTTATGAAATCCTAAACCGCATTGGCGCAATGAGCGTTGAGCAAATCCAAGAAGAGGAGGATTTAATCCGATGAAGATTAATTTCCCAATTACCATAACCGCTGCTGACACAAATAAGCGAACCATTTCTGGAACGATTGTCAGTTGGAATGAGGCTGGAAATACTTCAGCCGGCAAAACAATTTTCAGCAAGGACAGCATTGATTTTTCTAAGCCCGTCAAACTTCTACTTGAGCATGACAAAACTAGACCTTTAGGCAAACTGATTGATATAACTGCAAATGATTCTGGCTTAGAAGGCACATTCAAACTTGCAAAGACTTTTGCAGCTGATGATGCTCTTGAGGAAGCAGCCACAGGATTAAGAGATGGATTTTCTGTTGGCGTAATGGTTGATGCATGGGATAACAAAGATGGCGCAATGGTTATTTCAAAGAGTTCATTACAAGAAGTCAGTTTGGTGTCTGATCCGGCTATTGCCTCAGCGAAAGTTGAATCCGTAGTTGCAACAAATACACCAGAGAATTCCGAAGCAACCGCTGAGGATCAAACAACACAGGAGGACAAAGTGTCAGATGTCAAATCTGAGGCTCCTATCGCAACCGAAGCGGTAGAAGCTGCAAAGTCTGAGCCTGTGGCAGTAGTAGCAGCACAATCTGTTGCATACACAAAGCCACGCTCACCAATTATCAACAAAGCAACATACCTAGAGCACTCAGTTCGTGCTGCACTAGGAAACGATGAGAGCCGTCAGTATGTAATGGCTGCTGATACAACCAGCAACAACTCTGGCTTGATTCCAACACCACAATCAGCAGAAGTTATTAACGGCATTTCAAATGCTGATCGTGGATCAATTGATGCAATTTCTCGTGGCGTTTTGCCAGCATCAGGCATGACTTTTGAAATTCCAAAGATCACAACTGCTCCAACAGTTGCTGAGGAAGCAGAAGCAGCAACAATTGATACAACAGACATGGCATCATCTTTCGTAACAGTAAATGTTAAGAAATTTGCCGGTGGTCAGACATTCTCAGTTGAATTGCTAGATCGTTCATCACCAGCATTCTTTGATGAATTGGTTCGTCAAATGGAATTTGCTTATGCAAAAGAAACAGATAAGTTTGTTGCCAACGGCATCATTTCATCTGGCTTAATTGCAACAACAGCACAGGACAACACAGCAGCAGGACTTCTTGCTTATGCTGCACAGGCTGCTCAATTAGTTTATTCAAACTCATTGGGATTTGCTCGTAACATCGTAGTATCTCCAGAGCAATGGGGCAATATCATGGGTTACAACGATTCCGGTCGCCCAATTTACAATGCTTCAAATCCACAAAACGCAGGTGGAGCAGTAGGGCCTCAATCACTTCGTGGAAATGTTGCGGGACTTGATCTTTATGTATCTCGTTCACTATCAGCATTGACATACACAACTGGCGATGGATCAATGTTTGTAATCAATCCAGAGTCATACACATGGTATGAGAGCCCACGCTTACAACTTCGTTCAGATGTAACAGCAACTGGTCAAGTATCTGTTGCTTACTATGGCTATGGCGCACTTGCAACCAAGATCGCTAACGGATCAGTTCACTTCAACAAGAACTAATTTAGCCCAACTTAATGCCTAGGGTTGCTCCCGATCCTAGGCAGCTAATAATGGGAGACCTAAAGGAGATGACATGCCAAGCATAATTACAGCCTCACAGCTTCGAAGTGTGCTCGGCGTGTCATCTGCCTTGTATGACGATACTTACCTAAACCAAATTATTGATACAGCAGAAACTGTTATTCTGCCAATGCTTGTTACATTCAAAGCACCAATTCAAGCAACTTCATTGTCAGACAATGTTGCTACATTTACTACATTAGGAATTCATGAATTTACCGAAGGACAATCAGTTGTCATCACAGGATGCGGATCACCTTACAACGGAACAAGAGTTGTGCTGGCAGACAATCTTGGACAATATACCTTTTCAGCATCGATCACTAACGCCGATGTACTCGAAGCTAATGTCATCCCATCCGGAACTGCTACCCTTTCTGGCGCATCAACTTATGTTGGAAACGCAGCTGTTCAGTCAGCCGTCTATACAGTTTCAGTCGAAGTCTTTCAAGCAAGACTTGCCGGCGGAGGGCAAATCGAAGGAGTAGATTTTTCGCCAACCCCATTTAGAATGGGTCGATCATTATTTAATAAATGCGTTGGCTTGCTCGGCTCATACATGGATACCGAAGGCATGGCTCAATAAATGCCTAATGAAACAATCCTTCAACAAATCCGCACACCTTTAGCAACCGCTTTATCTACTGTTGCAGGAAATGTTTATTCATTTGTGCCTGAAACAGTAATTCCACCGGCTGTGGTGGTTGTTCCAGATTCGCCTTACTTAGAATTTGAAACAATAAGCAAAACCAATATCAGAGCCAAAATTAATTTTACAATTACAGTTGCAGTTGCATATAACAGCAATCCTGCATCGCTCGACAATATCGAGCAATTGATTATAAGTGTTCTGGCAGTTATTCCAGTTGGATACATTGTCAGCTCGGTTGAAAGACCGACAGTCACTCAAGTTGGTGCATCAACGCTGCTTATCGCAGATGTTCGAGTATCTACCTACTACACGCAAACAATATAAGGAGAAATCATGGCAACAGTCGTAATTACCGGTCGTGATGTTGGTTTATCTTTCACAGGTGGAACAGATATTCAAGCACAAGCGACAAATGCAGTTCTTACCAAAGTCAATGAGCGACAGGTTTATCAGACGATGGAGGGCGAGGCTTACAAGACCACAAACATTTCAGGAACATTCCAATTGGATATGTTGGCTGATTGGGGCAAGGCAAACTCAGTTTGCGAGGCTCTATGGGCAGCTGCTGAAAGCGCACCAGATACAGATATCAGTATGACACTTACAGCTGCATCAGGAGCGCAATTTGTGTTTCCAGTAAAGCCAGAGTTTCCAACTGCTGGTGGATCAGGAATTGATGCACAAACTGTTTCCTTTACTTTCACAGTATCAAAGGGCGCAGTAGTAGAAACATTTAGTTAAAATCTAACAACGGGAGCAAACAATGAAAAGA